CGCCACCACCTAATTTATTATTAGGTACTACTGTGCCAGATGAGTTAGGTACAAATAGTTCTGGCCCTTGTTCACCGACTATGTATGGAGTGTTGCCTGCTACTGGACCACCTTGTTGTCTACCAAAGATTTTACTAAAGAAATCTCCGATTCCACCACTGCCAGAAGCACCAAGTAAAGTACTCATAAGATTTTGTATTTGACTTCTGATTAACATTTCTACCATGCTGTCAAGTAAGTCTTTAAATGATAACTTACCAGTTTTAGCAAAGTTAACAAATGCATCTTCTACGCCTTTTGTAAATGTTGTAAATACTTCTTTTGCTTTCGATGCTTTGTCATCAACGTTGTCTCTAAATTCTTGTAATGCTTGATCCCAACCAGTTGAGAATAAACGTGATGCATCATACCCTTGTTTACCTAAATCTTGTTGTGCAAGAATTGCGGCATCTGTAGCAGTTTTTACACCTTCCATTTTATCTTTGATATCTTTAATTGCATCAGCATCGATAACAACATCTAAGCCTGCTAATTCGTCTTGTAAGTCTCTAAGTGTTTCGTCTCTTAGTTCTTCTAAGTTTCGTCTGATGTCATCTTGTGATTTTTGGAACTCAGACATGTTTAACTGATCTAGTTCTTTTTGTAGATCAGCAGTGCTTTCTGCAACAGAATCGTTAAACTCGTTTACAGCATCTGTAGCACCTTCTAAACGTTCTGCTACATCAATCATAGATGCGTTGATCATGTCTAATGCTTCTCTGTACTGATCTAAACTTATTGTGCCTGCATCATACTGCTTACGCAAGTCTTCTTGTGCTTGTGTTTGGAAGCCTAATATTCTAACTGCTTCAGCAGAATCATCTAACAATTCTTTTAAAAATTCTTCGTATGTTTGTAATGCTTTTGCAGTATTAATAACTGATGATGCATTATCATCTTGCGCCGATGTGTTATCTTCAATTGCAGTTGTAGTATCTTCTATCGAACTTGTTACGTCTTTTTGTATTTCATCCATTAAGCCTAGATTAACTAAAACTTTTCTTAACCATCCCCACAAGTTTTTGAATTTTTCTACTACCCAATCAACAATACTAAATCCTGTAAACTTCTCAATTACAATGTCAAGTATTTGAATTAAAGAATATATGAGACCTGCAGGTCCTGCTAATCTTAACAGTATTCTAAATAAGCCTGCAAAAATAGCACTACTACTAAAAATAATTTGTAAGAATCTAGTCCATATAGTAGTAACACCACCAACTGCTGTTACTATTTTACCACTACTACCGATCAATGCTTTAAAACTAGCAACTATACCTGCGCCTGCTCTTTTTAAACCACCGCCAGCAAGTGCCGCCGCTGTTAGTGATTTTTGTAAACCATTCATTACTACTGTAATAAAACGCAGACCTGCAAAAGATGCAAGTGCAATACCCACACCAGTTAATACTTTGATTAATGTTTCTAAGCCTTCTGTATTGGCTGCTAAAGATTCAATTGACTCTGCTAAGTCTCCAACAGCACTAGCAAGTCCATCAAACGCACCTGTTTCTTCGTTCACAGCACCGAATAAACTTAAGAATGCTCTTCTAAGTGAAACAAATGATTCACCAATTGTCGTAGTTGTTTTACCAAAATCGGTTTCTACATTACTAGCCATTCGTTCTGTTGCTTGAATAATAACTTCTGAAGTTAGAACACCTTCTTTAGCCATATCACGTAATTCACCACGTGTTACGCCAAGTGCTTTAGCAAATTCACCCATGAACTTACTGTTTGCTTCATTGATAGAGTTAAATTCGTCACCACGTAAGACACCAGATGCTAATGCTTGACCGAACTGTCTAATTGCACCAGCCGCCGCGCCTGCATCTGCTCCAGATACTTTTAATGCTTGTGAAAATGTAGTAGCAATCTGAGCGGCTTGTTGTTGTGTCAAGTTCATCTCTTCTGTTGCTAATGTAATGTCAGAGAACAAACTTGCAACAGCACCTAAGTCACTACGAGTATCTGCCGCAACTTGTTTTACTATTCTTAATGCACTTGCCGCTTCTTCTTCACTGTCTGTAACTGCTTTAAGTCTGTTGTTAAGTACAGTAAATTCGTCACCTAACTGAACAATTTCTCTAACACCAATAGCCGCAAACAAACCTTTAAAAGCAGATGTCAATCCACCTACTTCTTTTTGTGTACTGCTACTAAACTGTTTTGTTTTCTTTTGACTGTCTTTAAGAGCAGAATTAAACTGTTTGTTATCTAACGTTAATGCTACTTTGATATCTTGTGCCATAATTAAATCTTCCTAACGTATTTGTTTGTATCGTCATCGAGTTGTTCAATTGTTGGCGTTGTGAAACCTTGAGGTGCTTGTCTACTGTACCCATCATTGAGTCTACCTGCATATGCATAGTTAGACACAATCTTGTTTCCTTTTTTAATTGTTTTGTTTCTTGCATTACCTGAAGCAACGGGTGTGTTTTGTTTTGTTATTTCTAATGCTTCGTCAATTAAATATGAAGGCAAACCCGCAAGTTTTTTCATGCGTTTTTCAAATACTTTTGCGTTTACCTTAACTGACATTATTTTTTACCCATCATTTCTTGTAACTCATCTTGTGTATAATTTGGAATAGGCGCTTTACCGTCTGCTTGTTTCTTATTATGATAATGTTCAAATGACATTGCCGCATCCATTATATATAAATCAAATGTGTCTGCTTCTCTAATCACTTGACTAGGAAGCAAACCATATCTTTTACCTATCCCATCGACCTGCATGATAGAAGCCATCTTTACAGACTTCATATCAATCCGATCATTCGTTACTTTCCCAGGCTCTCTGTGACCTTTTGAACGACTTTGATCAAAATATTAGTTGGCATCATAGTACCATCTTTAATAATTTCTTTACCTTTCTCATCAAGTATTAGTGACTTTGCAACACCAATCATATCGCCGATGTTAGGATTTTGATTTTCGATATTTGATGCTAAGTTTGCAAGTTTAATAAACACGTCCATAGGTTGTCTATCCCATGTGTGAAAAGTTAACGCTTCACCGAATTCTTTTACGGTTTCTTCGTCATCTATTAATACTTCGATTAGTTGGGGTTTTTGTTGTAATTTCTGAAAGTTTCATTTGTTGTTCCTTAGTTAGTTGTTAATATTGTATTTAGTCTTCGCCGTTGTGGCTCTCTAGCAGTTGATTTAACAGTGCTAGTCTAAATTGTTGTTTTGCTTTGAGTTGACGTATCGTTGCCTGCATGTTATCAAGCATCGGCATCATCTTTGCTTCATCACTGATTAGTGATCTAAGTTTTTCTTCATCTGTCTTTAACCAGACATCGCTTGTATCGTTCATTTGTTCTCCTTGAGATCAGTTGTTAATATACCCCTAGGACGCTCTGTAGTGCGTTCTAAGCGATTTGTTTGTTCACCGAGTACGAATACTCAGATAAAAAGTAAAGACGCTTTTTACAGCGTCTCTACGATTTGATTGTTACAAGTTATTAACTAGTTACAAAACCAGTAGTCATATCACCTGTTACAGCAACTTCTAGTGGTGATACCCAAACAGGCGAGTCAGGTGATACAGTTGGAGAAATAGATGTTAAAAATCCAGTTCCTCTATACCATATACCTTCGTTGGCTGCTCCGGCTCTTGCTACAGTTCCTGCATCAAGTCCACCATTCATCACTAAAACCCATTGTACATAGATTTTGTTAGATGAAAGTCCATTTACACCATAAAATGGTGCACTAGCCGCTGTTGCGGTTGCATCACCAAAGAATACATCCTTGTCTACAACCATATTGGTTGAGATAGAATTATCTGCTGGTGTTGTGATTTTGTTCTGGTCTGTTGAGCAGAAATCTACCCAAGAGAATATACCAGTACTGTTATTAACAGTAATATCTTGTAAACAGACTACATCCAATGCATCTTCAGCAGTAACCCATGCAACGGAACCAGTTCCGTCATATAAGGCTGTTGTGTCTGTTGTAAGATACAGATGCGGTTGAAAGCCTGTTGTGTTTACGTCTATACGTGCCATGATTTGTCTCCTTTAAGATTGGTAGGCGTTATTAAATTCAAGTCGAGTTAAAGTAAAAGTATAGTTATGTATTTCACTTCTTTGTCCTATTGTCACATCTCTGTCAAATTCTACTGATGTATAACCATCAAAGAAATTAACATTTCCAGCCAAGTTGTTAATTGCATTTAGAATTACAGGTGCTTGAGGATCATTTTGAAAACTTATATAAAGAATATTAAATTGATCTTCTGCGTTGTACATAGATGCACAACTCTGTATTCCTAACTGATTTACTGTTCTACCATTTTCTGTTACATCGTCAACATAAAGACCATACGCAATGTTATCGTCTTCTGAGGGGAACGTACTAGACACTTCAATGATTGGTGTTTGTACTTTAGCAACTTCTTTTAAGTAAGTTACTATCCCTGCTTTGTTAACTAATGGTAGATTACCGAGTGCCACTTAGAACCATCTCCTGTTGTTGTTAAAATAGTCTGGATCTGCTGTCCAATTTTCTTCTAACTTAGTAGTTGGTCCATCAGGGGCATCCTGATTTAAATCATAAAAATTCATTAACTGTAGTGCTTTCTCCCATTCTCTCTCGTATCTTTCTAAAGCATGACCATAGTTAGCGGCGTCAACAGAGTTAACGTTACTAGTATCAGAAACAATACTCTCATAGAAGATTTTCACTGCCATAAAAGTATCGAGTCTGATTAATGTTTGATCATTCTTAATTAAAAGATTTGGATTGAATGCTGAGATCATTTGACCGTTAGGTAAATTAGAGTATAGTGTCGCTCCCATTACAGTATCGCAATACTGCGGCCACCATCCAAACTCAAGTGTATACAAGATTTCTTGTGAACCTACATTAAAGTAAGTGTCCCAATCAATTTGCATTTGAGATGCACGGCGTTCAGCAGATGGATCATAAAAAATGATATCTGCTACTGTAGCATTTGATATTCTCTGAAATGGTACTGACATTATATAATTCCTATACTAATTTAATTTAACTTATGACTGAGCAATATTAATTGCACCACCACGTCTTACGTCAGCAACTCCAGCACCCATGTAAGCAAGTCCTGTTAACCACATTTGTAGTCCACCTGGCTTCTCACCCATTTTCACTTGAAGTCCTTCTTTTAGAACTGTGAAAATAGCAGTTTCATGGAAGTAACCACCGATTAAACAAGTTTGAGCAACACCATTAATAGTTCTTGGTGCGCCTGCGCCTGCTAAGATAGTTGTTAAGAAGTTACTAAAGATAACTCTACAACCATATAGGTTAGTTAGTGTACCTGTAGCAAGTAGTTCTTCACCCAATGTTGAGATTGCTGATCCACCTTGACCTGGTGCAGTTTGAATTGCTCCGCCAGATAGTTCAGATAATGCTCTGATCATTGATGATCCACTTTTACCTGTACCTGCCGCTGTTGTTGATCCGTTAGAATCTAAAACAATGATTGGTGTTCCAGGTAATTTAGCAACAACATAGTTTTGCTTAACGTTTTGTACAAGTCCTAAAACTGTGTTTGCATAGAACTCAGAGTCAGCCGCTACAGCACCTGCTGTATCTGCTTCTGCTAATTCCATTGCACTTAATGATACCATTTGGTTGAAGCCGTCAGAGCCGACTACTACAGTGTTCTGTGTAGTTGCTTTGAAACTTTGGAATGCTAAACACACTCTTTGGTCAACTTTCTCACCATATGATCCACCAAGTTCTTCACCGATAGTTGCCGCTAATTCAAATGATGTAGTCCACGAGTAAAATACATCAAATGCTGTGGCCGCTACTGTTGGTGTTGCTTGAATTGAACCCTGTGCTAATGCTGGGTTTTGTTCAACAGCACCACCTGCTCCGAAACCTGTTCCTGGTGCGGCTGCTGGATCGTAGTCCTGATATGTGATAGCCGCGAAGTTTGGAACTAAGTAGGTATCACCCTGATTTGGAGTTACAACTCTTGTATAGTCTACAAGACCTTGTGACTCATGCATTGCTTCCAATGCAAAGTTTGCGATTGCGGTAGTGAAGCCGTTTGCTTCATTATTTGCTCCGCCTAATACGTATGCCATGATTAATCTCCTTTAAAAATATTATAATTGGCTTAAACAATTAGTTCCGTTTAGGACTAGAATCAGAGACACTTACAGTCGAACTTTTTAGACCAACTCCACGTCCTAGACCATTTCTCATTTTCCAAGCCTTAAATTCAGCTGGGTTACGAGAAAAATCTGGAATGGCGTCTAAATCGCTTCCTGCAAATTTACTCTGTCCTGGTCTTAATCCAGAACCAGACTGAGTTGATGATGTTTGCTTAAGTAACTTTGGATTACCTTGTGCTACTTCGTCAACTAAATCTTTTAACGTAAGTGGTTCACCGTCTTGTCCGTATCGTTCTTGTCCCTTAGCGTTTACAATGCTGTAAGTTTTGTCATCATTCCATTGGATGTTAGACTTGACTTTCTGCAAAGCATATTCTGTAAGATCAGAATCGAAACGATCACCCATTGATTGCATGATATCAGATTCAAGTTCTTTACCTTTCAGTGCTGTCTCTTTTGAAGATAACTCTGACTGTAATTTTTGAAACTGTTCTTGCAAGTCATTGTTAGAAACAGAACGAGTCTGTTGCTCGGGTTGACGTTGCTCCACTGGCTGTACGTTGCCACCGACTTGTGTCTGTACTGCTTTCTGTTGTGCTATAAATTGCACTGCATCTTCGACTGAACTTAAGTTCGTGCCTGATGCTTTACTCAATGCATTTAAAATACCTTGAGTTTGCGATTTACGAATAGCACTTGGGTTAACTGTACTTTCACTTGAAGATTCGTTACTAACAACATTATTATCATTAGTTCCTACTGCATCTTCTTGCAGGGCTTGTTCGTTGCCACCGATATTTTCATCAATCATTAAATTCTCCTATTTTACGTAATAAACGATTCGATTGTTATTGTATTTAACGTCCAGTATTCTGACCGCTAATCTGTACTGCAACTGCTTGTTGCGTTTCATATGACGGACCAGTATCTTGTATTGCTACAGGAGTACCAGGGCCACTAGTGTCATATGCTTCTAAACTTTCACTACCATCATCTTCCCCTTCATAATCATCATTATAAGTAGGGATTTGTGATTGTAAATCACGGCTTAAAACTCTTTCATTGTCATCAGTCATCAACTGCTTCATAGCAGGATCTTCGACTGTATCAATAAATGCTTGTTCATATTGAGCAATAGATTCATCAGGTGCTAAGATAGCAATGATGTCTTTTGTTATCATGTCATTGACCATTGAGTTATCTGGTACTAATGCTTTTGCTTCTTTATAAACAGCAATTCTATAATTTGTGTCATGTGCATCATAATCAGTTGCATATAAAACTTCTCCAGCCCAACGCATGTTCATAAAACGTGCGGCGTATGTAAAGATTTGTTCTTCTGCAACTTCCATAAGTCTTGCTTTTGCTTTTGCGACTCTATGTAATTGTTTGCGTTCTTCTATGATTGCAATACCTGATTGCACATTATGACGAGACATTCTTAGTCCACCTAAGCCTGTCAAGTTTTCTATTTGATCTAAAACTTCTTTTTGTTTTTCCATTGTCTTAGTAACATCACCTGTATCTACAGGAATAGTTTCTAATTGACCCTGTGTTGCTCTAACGATTGATCCTGCTTGTGCAGGAACTGATACGCCTTTGTCTGCTCTAATTAATGTCTTAGCAAACTGAATAGATGTATAAGCATCACATTCTAACTTGTAATACTCACGCATTGCATCAGAGGCTGAATCTATGTCTGATATACCATAGTCGATTGATCGAGGATCCATTTTAGCATATGCCATAAATCCTGGTATGCCCATACCTTCTGGATATGTGCCTTCACCGATTATTTCTGCTTCTTCGTCTTCTTGTGCTTGTTTGCTGACTTTGTAACTTGTCCAGTATGATGGATATTCTTGTGTACCTAAGTGATAACATTTAAAGTAGTAACACTCATCGTCTTCGTTCTCTAATACTTTACAATAGTTAAGTACAGGTCTGCCACCATAGATGTCATAGTCCCAATCCCATACTGATATAGGGTTGATTGCTACAACATATGGTCTGCCTAAGTTGCCTTCGCTTTCTTGTGGCATGTCTACAAAGACCCAACACTGTCCATAGATAGAAGTTAGATCGCCTACGTTCTCCATGAATGCATTCATTGATCTGTTTTGTAGATCAGCATCTAGTAACATAAGTTGTGACCATTCTATGTTGTCTGGATTGATTGCTACGCCTTGTGGTGTAGCAAACTTAAGATCACGTTTGATGCCTGGCTCAAACACTACATCGTTAATCGTATCAACGATATAACGACAAATAGGTTGTGCGACTGTGTTTTCGATTAAGTCTAAGTATAGATTTGAATCTTCTGATGGACGCTTTTTGCGTACATGCCTTTTAAATTGTAGTCCACCTAGATATGACACTTGATAACTCAGCATTTGAGGTAGCATTGCGGCATAAAGAGGACTTTGTCTGAGTAAATCTTTAGACTTCATAGATTAAGTTCCTAGAATGTAATGATCTTATTTAGTGTGAATATAGTATTTATAATTATATTATATTTTTTTATGTTTGCAGTTATCGTTGTGCCAACGACTAAGCAGTCCAGGCAAAGTAACCATATCGCAATGTTTGCATTTCATTTTTGCTTTTTCGCCAAACATATTGTCCCTTTGTTTGCTTATCATGTCTGCTGTATTCTCTTTGTGAGTGCCGGCAAACAAATGATCTGGGTTAACACACTTTGGATTATCGCATGTATGCAGTACGCATTTGCCTTTAGGTATCCAGCCATGCTTGATTTCATATGATACTCTATGTGTAGTTCTCATACCATGATCTTGGTCTCTTATCATGCCATAGCCTATGTTGTTAAGTGCGCCTTGCCAT